GGACTCTTGTCTGCGCGATTCTGAACTACCTTGGGCACCGCCAACACCAGGACGACCTGTGTTAACCAGCTCAGGGAAGTTGATTTCGACTTGGAACAGATTAGGGCGAGCAAGATCTTCGATCTTGTCGCGGAAGTTGAAGATGGGAGAATCGATGAACCCACCCTCGATTTGACCTGGGGATCTTCTACGTTGATCAGCCATTGTTGTTTATTCTCCTAATGGATTTATAATGCATGTGAGGGGGAAGGGGGACCGAAGTCCCCCGTTGTGTTACGAGGTGATCTCTGCGAAGGATGCACCAGTTCTGGTAGCGGTGAAGGTGAGAGTGATGTAGTTGATGGAGCGAGTGGGCTTCACGAAGATTTCCGCGAAGAACTCACCACGGTCGATAGCATCAGGGGGATTGTTGGTGCCATCGCAAACTACAAGGAAGTCAACCACACCGCGACGCGACTGAATGCGACGCAGGAAGGGTTCAACGATATTCTTGAACGACTGACGAGTGAACTCATCATTCAGTTCAAACAGTTGAGTCTTTGCTGCCTCAGCGATTGCTTGCTCCATGACGAGGAACAGGCGACGAACGTTGATACGATCGAATGCGGAGACATAACCGAGAGCGGTCTTATCACCAAAGAGAACGATGCCTTGACCAGGGAATGCAACGATCGGGTTGATGCGTGCATTGTAGAGCATGTCTCTGTGGTCCTTCAGAGGAGAGTAAGCGAGTTTGATCGCGTTACGGAGTTGACCTCTGTTGAAACCAGCAGGGGAGAACCAGGGCTCTTGGTTGAGAGTTGTGCTAAGTACCAGACCAGCAACGTCAGCGTTACAAGGAATGTAACGATACTTGTCGTTGTACTTGTCGTAGATGTACTTATAGTTGTTGTCGAACACAGCGTAGGAGCTGGAAGACAGTTGATCGAAGAAGTCGATCGTGCGATCAACAATCTGACGAGTTGTGGGAACGCCGATGACATCAGCACGCGGGGGCGAAACAAATGCCATGCAATCCTTACGGGTTGAGGCGAGATCGATGACCTTCTGTGCCTTAGCGATTGTGTCGAGCTCGGTGCTCATCGAAGGACCCATCAGGATGTAGTCAACCTCTTCGGTCTCAGCATCGCTGTACAGATCGTATGCGCCAAGCAGGTTGTCGCGGGACAGGGTGTAACCGTCAACACCACCTTGCAGGTGATACTTGATAGTTGCGCCGTTCTTCGACAGAAGCATCGGTTTTGCGGAAGCAACCGTTGCGCCAGGGTTGTCAACGTCAAACAGGAAGTGGTCTGCATCTGCCTTGATCAGGTCAAAGTCAGTGCCAACACCAGTACGACCGAATGAACCGTTAGCATTGCCATCTGCATCGTAGACAGCACCCGTTTCGTGAGAACCCCAGTAGATGTACTCGGAGTTGTTCTTAACAACATCACGGTAGTAGAGTGCTTCACCCTGAGTGCCGCGAGCATCGTTTGCCTTAGAGACGTTCAAGAACTTCTCAACAACCGAACCAACGGTACCAGTCAGTTTGCCATCACCATCGAGAACCAGGATGTGCATCAGGTCATGGCGACCGCCACGATCTTCAACCCATGCGGAGGTTGTAGGACGGGAAGCAACGTTCACCCACAGTTGACCAGGAGCGTACTCGCGCTCTGCCCAAGCATCACCAACGTTAGAAACGGTGATGGTTGCAGCGTTGTCGTCAGACAGGGTGGTGTTAGGTGTGAAGCGGGGGCTACCAGCGTTGAGTGCAACATACAAACGGCGCTGGATGCTCTCGATTTCAGCACTGTCACCAGTTGCAGAACCAGGAGCGTTGTTGTTGTTTGCCAGCTCAGTAACCGCATCGTTGACTTCGAGAACCTCAGAAGAGGTGCCATCAATGCTGATCTCCAGACGGCGAGTTGCCTTATCCCATGCAAGAACACGACCAGTGACGTTACCGCCTCTAGCAGTGAAGTAGTTGTCTGCTTCCCAATCGCCAACGAGGCTAGACCCACGCTTGAAGGTGAGAACCACGGTATAGTTATAAACCTTACCGTAGATGTTAGAAGCGGAATAAGAAACTGCAGAACCAGAGGTGAACTCCCACTCAGCGGAGGAAGGTTGTGCCAGATACAGAACCTGATCAGGACCTGCGTCGGTCATCACAACGCGGAGAGAGTTACCATAGATACCAGGGTTGCGACCTGCCCACTTCCAGTTGTTAGAAGCAGATTCAACAGTGGTCTCATAGGTGTCCAGATTCTTGATCAGGGGAGCAGTAACACCTGTAGAGGTGCGCTCGTTGATCTCAGTCTTCTGGCTGGTAACAGTTTGAATCGTTACGGTAGACAGGTTGGTGTGTGCAGCAGCGGTAGTACCGAGTTGTGCACGGGTAACTGTGAGGTCATCACCAGCGATACCAGTAACGCGGAGGATTTCGTCGTCGATTCTGATGTAGTCGTTGACGCCAGCAGCCAGAGCGTTTGCCGAAGCAACGGTCAGGGTTGTGTCAGAATCAGTGAAGGTTGCACCCTCATTGATCGTTGTGCTGGTTGCGCCAGGTTCAATCAGAGTAACGTCCGAACCTGCGGAGTGAGACACAGCAGAGGTAGAGAGTTGTCCACGAGTCACTACCACATCGTTGCCGCTGACCGAGCTAACGCCCAGAAGTTCAGCGTCGATGAGCAGCAGATCTGCTACGTCAAAATCTGTAGAGTCGAGTACGGTCAGTGTGGTGTCAGTTGCACTGAAAGTTGCAACTGTATACTGTGCAGTATCGATTGCGTTTGCAAGCGATGCGTTGTTTGCACGGACAACTTTGAGGGTACCACCATACAGCAGGTATTGTGCTGCAGTGAACCAGTATTCGTAGTTGTAGTCGTTGGGACGCCCGAACACAGAGAGAAGTTCACCCTCAGAAGTGATGGAAATCACCTCTTCAACGGGACCCTTTTCAAACGCACCAACGATCGCGCCAACGTTATCTACCGTTGCGTTTACGACCGTGGTGAGATCTCTCTCGCGTACGACAACCCCTGGTGAAAGCTGTGTCGATGCCATCTGTTATAACTCCTGAGAAGTATTCATTCTGGGTGCTATAGATATTTATTATTTTCAATGTTTCAGACGGGGAAACAATGCACGAACAAACTACCAGTCAGGATATCCTGGCATCGGCTGGTCCGTTTTTCTAGCATTGATAATCCGTTTTTTGGTGCATTGCTTGCACTCATATGAATATGAAGATGGCAGATGACCACGGTCTTTTCGACTTAAATAGAACCCCTCAGTAAGTGATTTTACAACACCACATTTTTTACATTTTCTATCCTGAAATAGGAAATGCTCAAACCTAAGTTGGTCCTCCAGATCCATTACCTATAGTCCCACATATACGACATATCACCGTATTCATCAGTACGCCAAACATCACCATCAGCATCAACGAATGTAGTCTCCTCTAGACCATTGTCAATAAATCCAAATGGTGCCATGTCTGCTTCAATCTGTTCCTTCTGCTCAAGATAGATACGATTCCGAACATCTGTGTCGTGGAGTTCTCTAAAGTAATCTGTGAGTGCAACCCATGCAAAGATAACCAAGCACATTGCAAGGTCATCGTTACATCCATCCTCTGCCTCCCACGCTTGTCCTTTTTGAATGAACGTAGTTAGTTCAGCAATCACATCATAATCGGATAATAATAGTTTATCATCCTCAATAAGAGCTTTGAGATTAGAGCAACCTGTCTTCTTCACAGTGGTGGTCATTTTCACACCCAACTGAGTCTTTTGACCAGAGAACCCTTGACCCACAACTTGTCCTGCCCTACCTCGCATGGCACACATCAATAGGTTGTCATACTCCAGATCAAACTGCATAATATCAGCAACCTGTCCACCAATGTCATTGACTTCAATCATGACATATGCGTGGTTGTACGCTCTCGCAACATCGTTGATAATGTTAGGGAAGAGGATTGGTTTGATCTGACTGTTCCTATACTTTGCCACCATCTTATACGGAATGGTGGTCGTATCCATCACACAGAATGCTGAGTAGTCTTTACTCACACCCCGAGCAACGTCAACTGTCATTACATATGTGTGATCTTTTATTGGTTCCTCATATACATCCAAACCAGCACTACGCTTCAGTGGTTCGTCATAGACCAAGGTGCGGAGTTTTGATACCGAGATCAAGGTATCAACCGATCCTAAGAACTCACACTCAAACTCAACTCGGAACTGTTCTTCCGACGTGTTCTTAATCGTCTGTTCCTTCCACCTGGCGTCTCTGCCTGGGACCTCAGACCAGTGAACCTCTGTAGTGACATATTCATTCTTACCACGCTCAGCATCATGCCACAACTTGTAGAACATGTTCATGCCGTGAGGCGTGGAGATGATGATTACCTTGGTGGACTTACCAGATGAAATAGTAGGATAAACAGAACTAAAGAACTGGTCAGCGATATGATTCGGAATGAACGCGAACTCGTCCAGAAATATGACGTTAAAAGACATACCCCTGACAGCAGAAGCGGAAGTAGATGCAGCAAGGATTTTACTTCCATTCTCCAGTTCCAAACTACCTCGGTTCCATCCGAGGATACCTTGTTGCATCCACTTGGGGAGGTTTTCATAAGATAGTTGCAGACGACCTAACATTTCACGCGCTGTCGCTGCTTTGTTAGCTAGGATTGCTACGTTGACGTTAGCATTAAAAAGAACATACCACAACAGATAGGCAGTCACAACTGTGGACTTACCAGACTGTCGTGGTAGTTTTGCAATATTAAATCGATGTTCATGGAACTTTCTAACCATGTCCACCTGAAAGTCATACATGTTGAAGGGAATGACGCCCTCATCAAGAGAAACAATCTTGATGTAATGAGTGACGAAATATGCTGGATCCTTACTACATTTAATATATTCCTGCACCTGCTCAGGAGTAAACCCCTGAGATACATTCGCCTTTTTTAGATTAGGATTACCAAGATATACGTCAGGGGTGCTCATACTCAATACCTTTTAATACCTTTAGTGCCAGTTGGGAATGTTGCTTCCATTCCCCAACACAACAGTAAAGTAAAACCAAAAACAAATAGTGTACTAATCATACTAATGTTCCATGCTGTCTGCGGATTTCACGCAACTCTTCAAAGTCTTTCTGTTTGGTACCACCATCATATGCCCAGGCGTACCCTTCTTCAATCATCATTTCATTGAGCGATAGTTCGCTGTCCCCCACATAGAGCCACCCAAGTAGACGACCATACTTACCAACACCGCCAACAAGTTCAGTCCTAATAACAAGGTCATCCTCTCCAGAAATGGCACCTTCGAGCTTCTCTTTGAGCCAGTTTGTTGCATCGTATCCAAGTGCCTTTTCTTCGTCATCTTTTGTTCTTTTTTCGGGAGTATCAACTCCTGCCACACGAACACGTTCTTTCTTGTAAAGATCGAAACCTAGATCGATAGTAACATCAATCGTGTCCCCGTCCAGAACTCTGTTGATCTCGATCACTCGGAAGTTGTAACAACTCTTCCGACTCGGGGGTGTCATCGCTCCCATCTTCCAACTCCATGTATGCCATTCTTAATATATAGACAACACAATATCCAGTGAACGCGAGTCCACACCCCAAAATAATAAAAACTCCAGGGACAAACTCAGGCATTACTTGTGTCCTTTATCGAATGGTGCCCAGTGCTGCCAGTTGTATTTGTGGACAGCCCACATACCCATAATGGGTACAAAGATAAGGGAGAAGGACATGAATCCAACCACCCATGGATTTTGCATCGTATGTCTGACAAATAACATCATGCTGGATAATCCCATTCAGTTATGTATCGTGTTTTGTGCTCTGGTCCCCAGAGACCAGGGAAATAGATAAAAGGAGCAGTGCGTATGGGGCAAGAATCCCCAGTACAAAGTAAATCATCTACAATCCTCCAAGATTCCATTACTTCATCAGCATGAACGAAGTGTGATTGATCACCATTGATAGCATCATACAAGAGTTTCTCGTATCCATCTATCGCTCTATCCTGCGGATAGGCATGAGTGAGTGTGGCACGTTCTAGTTCATTATTCAGTCCAGGTGATTTGATATCCATGCGGATATCAAGATGAGGATTAGGCTGTAAACGCATAACGATACGATCATTTACCTCTCCCTCATATAGTTTAAGTGGTGGTGCTTTAAGTTTAATGACTACTTCAACACATCCATAAGGCATCTTCTTGCCAGTCATGACGTTAAAAGGAATCCCCTGCCAACGCCAGTTATCGACGAATAAAGTGCCAGCAAAATAGGTAGGAGTACCACTGTTAGGATCAACGCCCTCTTCGCTACGGTAGCCATCGTATTGTCCTAAA